CAGCCTCACTGATGAACCACGGTTTCACTAAATCATTCACTGAACACTGTACACTCCTCGGATTAGTGAATGTTCGTGCCGACCTAACATATCAAGAAGGTCTTGACCGCATGTGGCTTCGCCGGGGTCGGTATGATTTCTTCTGGCCTGCATTTCAACACGTAGGCGAACAGCCCGTATGGGCAGACGAAATCTATGCGTCATCCGATAACGACACTGCTCCAGTATTCGGATATCAAGAACAATACGCGGAATATCGCTATAAACCTTCAAAAATAACAGGAAAATTCAGGTCTAATGCACCTGATTCACTCGATGTCTGGCATCTCAGCCAAGACTTCGCAGGAACACCTAAACTTAATCAAGAATTCATCGAAGAAGATGTACCACTGGATCGGGTAATTGCAATCCCATCCGAACCACACTTCCTTTTCGATGGCTACTTTAAACTACGTTGCGCTAGGCCAATGCCGCTGTACGGCGTACCCGGCAACATAGACCGATTCTAAAATGGTTTGGCCCGCAATCATCGCAGCTGCAGCATCCCTCGCGGGTGCTGCAATAAGCAAAAAAGGCGCGTCATCCGCAAATCAAAAGCGGAAAAAAGCTGCTCAAGCTCAGATGGACTTTCAGGAAAGAATGTCCAACACTGCCGTCTCTAGAAGGATGGCAGACTTAAAAGCAAGCGGAATAAATCCAATATTAGCAGGACAATTATCGGCATCCTCCCCCGCTGGGGCAATGCCATCAGTAGAAAACGAACTACAACCTGCAGTAAATTCCGCAATATCAGCAGCACATACGTCTGCTCAAATGAGAAACCTATCAGCACAAACGAGAAATACATCAGCGCAAGCAGCAATACAAAAACTTACTTACGAGCGCCTAAAAGAGAAACCGGAACTAATAGATTCCCAATATGGCCTAAGCGGACAGGCATCTTCAGCTATAGATTTAGCTGGAAAAACCGGAAAAAAATTATACGATATGGTCGATGAACCACTTGCAGATGTAATAGACAGCACGGCAAAGGGACTAAAAACTCTAGAAAATATGTGGAAAGACTTCACCACTCAGTCAAAAAAAGACGCAGCACGTAATCCAATCATCAACGAAAAGAATCAAACTTGGTATACGTGGCCTGACGGATCGGCTCGTATGTACCCACCCGACGATATAAGAGAATAAAATGCCTAATCAAAACCACCCAATACCACGCACCCAATGGGATCGTATACGTGTATTTGTACCCAATACACTTCCATCGCTAACAGAACAGGCGCACGCAGCGGGATGTGATCTTAAACTGATCATGGATCGCTACGTGAAGACTGGGGAGCTGCCCCTGGGTAACACCAGGGGAACAGCTTCATATATCGATGCTCCAGATCAAGAACAAGACTTCAAATACATGCAGGATGTGATCGCGGAAGCACACTCAGTCTACGAAAAACTGTCTCCAGAAATGAAGGTAAAATATCCTACAGTTGTAGACCTAATAAACGCTGATTTTACCCCTGTAGACACGGCCGGAACGGCCGGAACCGAAGGTTCGAGCGAAGCGTCTAAGAGCGAAGCGACAACAGAACAAAATACGCCCGAAAATGCTTAATTCGGGCACGATCGGCTATTACCCTTCTTGATGGTAATAGCCCCACTGACACAAAACCCAAAAAAGAGGTCAAAATTCATGCGTAGAAAAAAGATGAAGAAAAGGAACTCACGGAAGCTTTTCACTAGGACTGCAATGCGTACAAATCGCAAAAATACCAAACGTCCGCGGATCATGCGTGGCGGATATCGCTTATAACAATCGGAGTACCCAAAAATGCCTTGCATTTCCCCCATCGATGCATGGCGTACCCAAAAAGGAATTCAGTTTAAACCGCCTGCTGGTATGCCGCGCTTAATAAGCGATCCTTTAAAGATAAAACTACCCTGTCGAAACTGTAGAGGCTGCAAAATAGACCGATCAAAAGAATGGTCGGTCAGATGTATGCACGAAGCCTCACTACATCAGGAAAACATGTTCATCACTCTTACCTATTCAGATGAACACATGCCTAAAAATCATGGACTCAATCATCAACACTTCCAAGATTTTATGAAACGATACCGGCGTTACTTGGATTACAAGCACAACAAAAAAATCAAATACTACATGTGCGGCGAATATGGCGAGAACTTCGGCAGGCCGCACTACCACGCCCTAATCTTCGGACATCGATTCGACGACCTCGTAAAATACAAAAAAGACTTGTGGCTATCAGAAAAACTAGAAAACCTATGGGGAATGGGATTTACCCCGATAGGTAACATCACACTCCAGTCAGCCGCCTATGTCGCGCGCTACATAATGAAAAAAATGACTGGAAACGAAGCCGATGCTCATTATCAAAAAGCGTATGTTGAGGAAAGCACTGGTGAGATCACGGATACGTTTAAGGTCGAACCGGAATATAACCGCATGAGCACCCGCCCCGCCATCGGCAAAGAATGGTACAAGCAATTCAAAAATGATATCGAGGATCAAACTTGCCATATCAACGGTAGAACGTTTCCAGTACCCAAATACTACCTTAAACAACTAAAAGCAGAGGATCCTGCCAAATACGAACAAATCATGTCAGAGCGAGAGCAATATGCCCGGGACAATGAAAAAACCCCCGGACAGCTAGAAGCGTTAAAAAATAAATACAACCATCAATTACGAAATAACAGGAGTCTAAAATGAAATACTTAATCTATTCAGTCTACGATATAGCCACAGAAACCTTCATGATGCCCGTATACGCCAAAACTGAAGCCGAGGCTATCCGAGGGTTCAAAGAGGCCTCAAGTGCCCCTGACAACGCTATAGGGAAGCATCCAGCGGATTATTCACTCTTTCGCATCGGCGAATTCACAGATCACAACGCAGACTTGCGTACAGAAACCCCCTCTTGCATACTATCTGCCTTAGAGGCATCTCAAAAACATCATTCCGAATAGGAAAAACAATGGCTAAAGTCCCCTCGGTAACATCTCACACTTTCTCAGAAGTACCCAAAGCAATGATAAGTCGGTCATCATTTGACCGGTCTCACGGCTATAAAACAACATTCGACGCGTCTTATTTAATACCAATTTACGTCGATGAGGCGTTGCCGGGGGACACATTCAATCTCAACATGACGGGCTTCGCCCGTCTCGCAACCCCCATAAAGCCAATCATGGACAACTTGTTCATGGAAACCTTCTTTTTTGCTGTACCCAATCGTCTTCTCTGGGATGGATGGGAAGCGTTCATGGGCAATCAGGCCAGCTTCGATCCACCGGGAAATGATGTAGACGTACCCTACATGGTACTTCCACCTAACATCCCACAGGCGCGGGAACAATCAATCTATGATTACATGGGATTACCAATAAATTCAGACACTAACGTAGAGTTTCAGGCACTACCCCTACGCGCATATAACTTGATCTATAACGAATGGTTTAGAGATCAAAACCTTGTAGAAGAAGCTGTATTTCATTCAGGCGATTCAGATCGCACCACTCCAGATGATATAACAGGCTACAAACTACTTCGTCGCGGAAAGCGACACGATTACTTCACATCAGCCCTACCATGGCCTCAAAAAGGTGACGAAGTCACAATACCAACACTTGGATCAGCTCCAGTAACATCAGACGGAAGTAATCCATCAATAATTGGGCAAACAAATCCCAATACAAACTTATTCTTTGCAGCCGGAGAACCATATTTTGCGTTACAGCAAGGAAGGGCCACAACAGAACCAGCATTTTGGAATAATACTGGGTTGGAAGTGGAATTAAGTACTGCATCTTCCGTATCAATAAACGAAATGCGAACAGCATTTCAACTCCAGAAAATGCTTGAACGTGACGCTAGAGGCGGCACACGATATACAGAAGTAATACAAGCACACTTCGGCGTAACATCACCAGACGCACGACTACAACGTCCTGAGTATCTGGGCGGCGGACGAACCAGAGTCAATGTCAATCCAGTACAACAAACATCAGAAACAAATGATACTTCAAATTCTCCCCAAGGAAATTTAGCGGCCTACGGCACAGCCTCACTGATGAACCACGGTTTCACTAAATCATTCACTGAACACTGTACACTCCTCGGATTAGTGAATGTTCGCGCCGACTTAACCTATCAAGAAGGTCTTGACCGCATGTGGCTGCGTCGGGGTCGGTACGATTTCTTCTGGCCAGCATTCCAACACGTAGGCGAACAGCCTGTATGGGCAGATGAAATCTATGCATCATCCGATAATGACGTTGCTCCAGTATTCGGATATCAGGAACAATATGCGGAATACCGCTATAAACCTTCAAAAATCACCGGAAAATTCAGGTCTAACGCACCTGATTCTCTCGATGTCTGGCATCTCAGCCAAGACTTCGCAGGAACACCTAAACTCAATAAAGAATTCATCGAGGAAGACGTACCACTGGATAGGGTAATTGCAATCCCATCAGAACCACACTTTCTATTCGATGGATACTTCAAACTTCGTTGCGCTAGGCCAATGCCGTTATACGGCGTACCTGGCAACATAGACCGATTCTAAAATGGTCTGGCCAGCACTAATCGGCGCCGCCGCCACCCTCGGCGCAGGGTGGCTGTCTAATAAAGGCTCAAAAAAGCGAAATAAACAAGCCCGTAAGCAAGCACAACAACAAATGGACTTTCAGGAGAGAATGTCCAACACCGCCGTTGCACGGCGCATGGCTGATCTAAAAAACAGCGGAATCAATCCAATACTAGCAGGACAATATTCAGCCTCTTCCCCCTCTGGGGCAATGGCTCAAATAGAAAACGAAATGCTACCAGCAGTAAATTCCGCTATGTCGGCAGCATCAACAGCCGCACAAATGAGACAAGTATCAGCACAAACGAGACTTACAAGCAATCAAGCTAAAATTCAGAAGCTTACGGCAGAAAGACTATCAAAAAATCCGCATCTTATAGATGCACAATACGGCCTAACTGGACAAGCAACATCCGCGCTCGAGGCCGGCGCCAAAAAAGGTAAAGACCTATACGATTCCTTGCAGATGGAAATCGGTGACGCTATCGACACTACGGCAAAAGGCGTATCAGAGCTCAAGAACGACATGAAGCAGATGTGGGATGATTTTACAAACATCATGAAAAGTGATGCCAAGCGTAACCCACTCATAAATGAAGAAAACCAGAAATGGTATACATGGCCGGACGGATCGGCCAGGATGTACCCGCCAGATAATTATCGGGAATAAACAATGAACAAGCGAAAAGTTACAAAAAGCCATCCAAAAATACGCACAGAATGGGATCGTCAACGCGTATTCGTACCAAACACACTTCCATCACTCACAGAACAGGCGCACGCAGCGGGATGTGATCTTAAATTGATTATGGATCGCTACGTGAAGACTGGGGAGCTGCCCCTGGGTAACACCAGGGGAACAGCTTCATATCTGGATGCACCAGATCAAGAACAAGACTTCAAATATATGCAGGATGTGATCGCGGAA